GCACCAGTCATACCCATATACTTAGGCTCAACTGCAGGGTTAAGAGAACGGAATCGCAAGTCAACGACACCTGTCTTGGTAATATATGGAATAGAAAGTCTGCCGTGAAACGCTTCGTGTCCAACTTCAGGCTCCGCGACTACGCCTAATGATGCCAGCCGTGCTATCTCCAGAGGAATGCCTCTGCTTCTTAGGTAATCTTCCGCCTGAAAGATGCTTCCCGCGTACTTGGTTGTCGCTTTGTCCAGTAATTCCTTCTGCGATGCGTTTTGCTTCACGGATGTTTACCCCTTCACGTTGTGAAATAATTTGTAAACTATTACCTTGCATTCCACAGGCAAAACAGATGAAGATGTTATCGTCAAGATTTGCACTTCCTGATTGGTGCGTGTCACTGTGGAAAGGGCACTTGAGGTTAACTTGCCCGTGTCCTTGTCGTACACTTGCTCCGTAGTGGAGAAGAACTTCTCTGATACTTGGTAAGTCATTGTCAATGTTTATCACCATATCCTGCTTCCCTTAGTAACCACACCAAGTCTTCTGTTCTCATTAATGAAACCCAATCTCCTACTGACTTCTCACCTTGTCCGTTAAGTCTTAAGACAACAATGCCGAGGTCATCTTTCTTTCTATCTCTTAGTTGTGCGATAGCAGCAGCAGGATTAAAACCTGTTCTTGATTTTACTTCCCAATCAATACCAACTGTACCAGTAACATCGGAACCACTACGCCCTGCACCTGTAGATTCAGCAAAAGGAAATCCGTTTTCTGCTAGAAAGTTTGCAAGAACCTTCTGCGACCTATACCCTCGGTGCTTCCTTGACTGACTCATTCACCCACTCCGATGTTCTGCAATCTGCACATAAAATTACTTTTAAATTAATACCTATTTTAACGTAGGCATATTCATTACATCCAGAACGTTGACATCTTCTTTTAGTAACACCGTTACGAAGCACTCTTATCCTTACGCAAGATACGAACAGCCCACTCAAGTCCATTGTTAACGCCATCAGTCCAGTCATCTGTCACTGGTATGCGTGCTGATTCAATCTTAGAGATGTACTTATCAACTTCCATCTTGGCTTCAAGCATAATTAACTGACGCATTTCTTGCGTCATATCATCTTCTTCTTCTCTTAACATCATCCACCGTTCTCTGGTATATCGGACATAAACATAAACTCAGGGTTAAAGGATAGCCAACAAGTTAAGTTAGCGTTGGCATCAGCACGCCCGTATCTATTCTTTACAGGAGCCACAGCCATTGAAGTGCCAACGACACCAAGAGTGCAAATGAGAGCAGGAAGTTGAGCCACCTTACCTTGGAGGGAAGAACGAGGTTGGCAAGGATTTCCAGGGACTGACTCAGAAGTATGATGCAGAACAATGATTCCAGCGTTAGTAGCACGAGCAAGATACTTCAACTCCTTCATAATGGCACGCATAGATGCGAACTCTTCTCCACCATCAGTGGCTATGTCCATTAAGTTATCAACAAAGATTGCTACAGGTGGACAACCCCATAGTTCTTCAAAGGCTTGAACCTCTTCATCTATATCTTGTAACGTAGGTGAAGATTCAAATGACCAGACAACGTGATTACCTTTAGCAAGGATTGCTTTAGTCCAACCAGTATCTGTATCCATTAACTTCTCAACATCAGTTTGATTCTTACCACTAATCATTGAGGCTAGGCGCATTGCCATAGTGTGTGCGTTAGTATCTGCAGAAATATAAAGACTAGGCACTTTCATATTAAGGGCTAAAGCCAGTGCTAGAGTGGACTTTCCGACACCTGGTGTACCTGCAAGCATAGATACTTCTGCTCTGCGAAAGATTATTTTATTGCTTTCAAATGCACGAAAGACAGAGGGTAAAGGTTCTCCACCTATATCCGCTCTGCCCACACTTCTTACTAATGTTCTCATTACTACTCCTGTCTTAAGTTGGAAGAGAGGTAGCCACCTTCCCCTGAATAACTACCTCTCCGCCAATTATTACATCAGCGTCTGTTGTATTAGTTCGCTGGTTTGCATTGGTCGGGTGTCCCCTGCGGTGTTGGGCAAGCCCAGAACGCGTAAGGTTTCCCCGTTGTCTTGCTTGTTCCCGAACGGAAGATGCGTGCTCCGTGATGACAAGTTGGAGTTGACATCCCTGCCGCCCCAGCGGACGGAGGCTGAGTCTGGGCGGTTGAGTATGTAGGAGCGGGCTGCGATTCTGCTATTGAACCAGTGGTCCCCAAAGGGGATACTGCATACGCACCTGTAATCATCTTTGCGGTGGCTGCAATTTGTGTTGCATAATCAGAGATTCCCTCAAGCAATACACTGAGTTCATCTACTGTGTTGGCGCGTATGTTAATCATATCCGCATTTGATGCTTGGTGTGAACGGATTGATACCTGTAACTTATAGTCTTCTGATGCCATTTATTTTCCTTTTGTGAATTGGCAATGTGCTGTGAGTCCACAGAAATTGCACGATTGTAGGTTCGGTAGAAATATACCAGCCTTTCGTGCTTTGTCAAAGCCATCAACAAAGTACTCAAGTGTGTCCTGTGTATATCTACTCAGGTCAATCATCTCTCCTGTCCCCGATTCACGAGACATCCAGTAGTTGCCTAGATTGACTTTCACTCCGAGCATCAACTCAACTCCTACTTTGTAGAAGCCAAGTTGAAGGTCAGATGTTGGGCGTGCTCGTGAAGTCTTAAGGTCAACAATCACAAGTTGTCCATTAACCTCAAAAATTCTGTCAATAAACATCTTCACGGTAACGCCAGCAATTACAGGGTTAAGTTCTAGTTCAATAGCCTTAGCCCCTTGGGGTGTGGTCCAGATTTTCCAATCAGGATTATTCTTGCGCCAAAGTATGTAGTTGTCTACCCACTTGGAACCATTATTATTCCACCAAACAGCATCTTCTTTGTTGGGATTTTCTTTTGTTGCTTTACCAGCACGGCGTGCTGTATCAAGATTGAGTCCTTCAGTTTCTTTTGCCCAAGCCTTAGCCCATAAAGGATTAGTTGTCATAGTCATACAACTCTACTGCGTAGTGGAATGCTCGTCCGCCAGCGGACCAGATACTTGGCTCTTCAGGTACTTTGAGTAATCTACCTAGGTAGTACTGATAACCACAAGTTAGATAAGTTGTGAATGCTGAATAAGATATATGTTCTGGAAGTTCATACTCATCCAGTTTAATCATTATCTAAAACTTCTAGCAAGTAATCTACTTCTTCACGGATTGTTTTAACTTCTTCTGATAGCAGATAGATTGAATCGTAAAGTACTTCTACTGCATCTTCTAGTTTCTTGTTAAACATACTTTTCCCCTGTCTAAGTTATTTTATATAGTCCCCCTGCGGAGGACAGGAGAGTACTCTAACACAGGAGAACTATATAAATCTATTATCTATATTTAATTATATATCAAGTCCCCCTGCGGGAAACTTGATTTAGGAAATGCCCCCTTACCCCCACTATTTAAAAATAATGTTGGTAAGGTTGCGACTCCCTGCGGTTAAACCGTCATTGAGGTTTCGCCCCCACTCTTGCGAGTAGGCAAAGCATAGCACACTTTAAGTAAGGGCTAAGAGACTCGCCGAGAATGACAAAAAGACCCCCAAGGAGTAGATTGCTCTACCACTCAGGGGTCTTTGTGTCTTAAAACCGCCTCAGAAGGCGTATAATCGGTACTCTAGGTTACTTTGAACCGCGTCCGAACTCAGGGCTATTGGAATCCAAAGCCTTCAGTACAGGACCTGCGACTGCTGCTAGTGCTGCAGAAGCCAAAGCCTTTGGGCTTGTCTCTCCTGCTAGGTAGAGTGCTGTCACTGCTGCGAATGCTGCACGGAAGTATGTGCTAGCGATTGCGATTAGTTTTGCCTTCATTGTTTTCTCCTTAAGATTTAAAGACTGGCTTGCCGAACCCAACTACGGTTACGACTTGAGACTTTCTCAATTTAGAACCATTCTTCTTCTTGAATGCACGCACCTTCAGGCATACTTGCCCTCCGTTGCGTTGGTCGCCCTTCTTGTCTGGAGCAGTGTTGCCCTCAATACAAGTCACGGTACCATCTCCGTTATCCTTGACTACAATCCCAATATGTGAGATTCTATCTACACCATCGTTTGGGAAGTCAAAGAATACTATGTCACCTGGTAGTGGCTGAGCAGTATCACTCGCCTTTTCCCATTGGTTCTTTTTCATAAAGGCTGAGGCTCCGCCTGGTGTATATACACAGTTAGGAATCTTCAAACCCACTTCATTAGCACACCACATTACAAATGACCCACACCAAGGTTGGAAGTTAGCCTTTGTAAAGTGACCGTACTTTGTTTCATTATCTTTTGGTCCTTCAATAACACCAAGTTCACCTTGTGCT